GACTTCTTGGCTGCGGCGGACACCTGCTGGAACGCGCGCACGACGTCGGCCACGCCCTCCGCGGAGAGCTGTACACGAACGTCGGGGATTTGCTGGTTTGACATCGCTCGTTAACTCTGCAGGATCTCAGGTGGTTCAGGTGGCCTACGGTCTCGCTCGTTCGCCAGATGTGGCGACAACACCGCGTGCGTCAACAACTCCCATCGATAGTCATCGCGCGCATCGCGCTTCAGTCTCTGTTCGAATGCAATCAACGCCTCTCTCAACGGCCAGCATGTGATCCGCTCGTACTGATCGGGATCTCCGTCGGCCAGCTCGCGAACGAGCGCGGTCCACGGCCCGAACTCTACGCATCCACGGTCTCTGGCTTCCGGGGCTCGGCGGTTCGGCGCCCCTTTCGCTTCGGATCCGAAGCAATGGGGGAAGTCGTCAAAGAGGCGAGCCCGCTCTGAAAAAAACCGACGAGCACCTGCGCGACCAATCCGCGCACGAGCACTTTATCAGCCGGATCCATCAATTCCTCGACGAACGCCGTGCATTCTGCAGCGGTGCCAGGCGTCCACTTACGGAGGTCCAACTCAGCGGGCGCGATCATGCCGCCCAGGATCACAAGCGAGTCGCCGCTCGCGAGCAATCGATCGAGCAGCGAATCAACGAACGCGGCGGCAGTCTGCCCCGGTTCCATGTTTACGCGATCAATCCCTGCAGCGCGCACTCGTTCCGCCATCCAGTAATCGTGTTTCACTGGACCGTTGGCGATCACTTGGAACTTCCGACCTCCCAACTCAACAACATTCAACGCTTCATTCACTGCGCGCTCCTCAATTATGAAGAATGGGGCCCGGGGTTTCCGAGCCCCATCCGGGTACGTCAACTACTCCTTGAGCTACTACAGATCGATCACGCGACAGAACTGCTGACCCACAGGCTTCGTGGAATCGAGCAGCGCGTCACCGGTCAAGCTAATTGCACCGAACGCGTTACCGAGCATGGCCAGCGCGCCGCTTGGTGCAATCGACAGGCGCCAGATGTCAACCAGCTTCCGAGGACCGACCGCATCCGCGCTCGAGCGGAAGCGCAACGCTCCAAGGATTTGTCCGTTCGCAAGCCCCTGAACCTGCGTGCTTGTGAACGCCGGAATGCTGCCGTCCCACGTGAGCGCGTCACCGTCGACCACGCCGACAGTATTGCTCTCGAGGATTGTGATGAGTCCGGCATCCGAATCGACCGTGTAGTCGATGCCGAGCACGAGCGACGTTGAAGCCTTCTTTACGTCCGTGACGACGATCTTCTGGCCGCCAGCATCAAGCGCGTAGCCAAGCAACGCGTCGCCGAGCGCTGCGGCGGTCTTCGTGACGAGCGTCTGCGTGTACGCAGATGCAGCGCCCAGGAGTGCCAGCGCCATGTTCTCTTTCGCGAACTCGGAGAGATCCATAGCCACCGCCATCTTGACCGCAGTGATCGCCTGCGCATCAACGGCGCGGGCCGCGTTCATGCTCGACTGATGTTCGATCGTTGTGGCTGTCGGCGTCAGATCGAGCTTCGAAACGTCTCCCAGGTGACGCCATGCGGTCGCGGCACCACTCGTGTCGAATCGGTTGAACCAGATCTCGCCCGTTCCGCAATAGATGTTGCGGCTGTCGGGAGTTGCGTAGCTCGGCATTATTCAACCCCTCCGGTTGCCTTCGTTGCCGAAGCCGAGCCCACCAACTCTGCGGCCTTGACTTCGACGAAATGCTGCGCTGTTCTTGGTGAGACGTCGAGCACTGCGCCTTTCGGTACACGCTTGCCCTCATGCTCATGCGTCTCGGTCAGAATGCGCACCTTTACCAAATCCTTCCCGGTGTCGCTCATTGCTTCTGCTCCTGGTCTGCGGTCTTCGTTGGGTATCGGATAGTGAAGTCCATCCACGCGTGACCGAGCGACGCATCCTGCTCGCTAATCTCCCAGTCAGTGGAGTCTTCGGTTGTGTCCATCGCCAGATTTCCCCACGCCGGATCCGCAAGCATTGCCGCGGTCGCCCACGCCAACAACGGTTCGAGCGCTTCTTCTGGATCTGCATCTTCAACCCACATATCGAGCCGCACCGTCAAGTGTCGATCCGATAGCGGTGAGCGTAATTGGTTCGGGAATGCCTTGAGTGTCTGCTCTCTCACTCTGCTCACAATCAGTCGCGGCAGGTCTTCCGTCTCGGCAGACTTCGACGTGCGCCGAATAACCGAGAGACCTCCAGGCTTGCCCGTGGCGTCCAGTGCTGTGACGACCGCCGCGATGATTTGAGAACGCTGTGTTGCCATGTGCTAAGCGGCCTGCAACAGGACGTGAGTCAACCCGCCGTCCGCGTACTGAATCGGACGCTGGCGATCCATCACCTGGTACGAAGTGCCCGGCAAGACCGGAGCACCGGTACTGTCCTTTTGCTGGACGAGTACATACGCTCCAATCTTGAGGTTAGGGAACTGAGAGGTCTTGATAAGCAGCGCGAGCGAACCCGACATGACACCTTTGTTGGCGCCGTGCAGAACGTCCTCGTCCCACACTTCGCTGGTCGCGTTGCCAGAGGAAACCCCGTCAACCAGCCAGACGGGGTCGAAGTCCTCGAGCATCGTGTCGATGTCGTCATCGAATGCGCTCACGTTGTTTATCTCTGCCGTTTCAGTGCTGTCGGTTAGCCGACAGCGTTGGTGAAGAGGAAGCCGGCGTCGTTTGCCGTTACCAACTCAACAACCGACTCGCCAACCCGGACGCGAGTACCACCACGGAGCCCGATGTCTGGATCGTTCTCGATGATGCCGGAGACGCGAGTTCCCCATTCGCCCGTGAAGCCGAACGTGATTCCGCCCTGAGGCGACTGCACCTGCGCATTCTTGTAGATGAATGCGGCATGCTTGCCCCACACACGCCCCAGCGAGGCAGCCTGACCCTTCTTCGCGCTGTTGACCCAGCCTTCGCCGATCAGCAGCTCGTCGAGCTCCAGGAGGTCCTGAATCGCCTGCAACGAAGCCACGCCGCCAGTGACCGCATTTCCGCCCATGGAGAAGACGGCCGCAATCACCTTCGGATGCTGGCGGAGCTTGCTGTAGACCGCGCGGCCGAGCACGCCTGTGTTGGGGCGCACAAGCATGCCGTCGAACGCTTCCAAGATCGCCGCGACAGGATCGCTGCTCGCGTAGACGTCCCACTGGTAGCCGCCCGCGGTGCCGCCTGACGTCAGCGTCAGCTTGTTCGCGGTCGCGTAATTGCCCGCGCCGAACACGAGATTGGCGGCGCGCTGTTCGCGGTCGAGCAGGACGAGGTCGGTCAAAACCTCGGTGCTCCGAGCCATCGGATCGATCGGCATAACGCCGGCGACCTTTGGCGCTGCGGCTGCAGCTGCCAAATCCGCGTACGGGATCGGGTCTTCGAGGCCGTAATCGGACGTCGAGGCCGTTGCCTCTGTGGCTGACCAGTCGATCTCGTTCACATCGCCCTTCCGCCCAACGCGGGTGTCAGGGATCGTGAACGCGTCGGCCTGTGCATACTTCGAGTACTTGAAATTCGGCGACAGCACTGGGATACGCGGCAGCACGTCGTCGGCAATCAACTTGCCGTTTCGGTACGTCAGCGTGATCGCAGTCAGCTGCGGCTGGACTACAAAAGGTGCCTGTGGCATTTGTCTCTATGCTCCTATCTCAGATGAGTTGATGTTGTGGTTCCGAGCGCTGCGTTACGAATTGGCAGCGTTCGACAGGGAGCCGAGCGCAAGAAGCACCGGAGCGATGTCGCCAGATACGCCCGCTATGATGACGTAGCCGAGAATGCGATCGGTTGCGACTGCGGCCGGCGCGGCTTTGACACCTGCACCGTTCGCGTCGGACGTGATCGGATCTCCGGCGGCGACTGTTCCCCCGAGCAACGTCGGGGCAATGCCGGTGTGAACGACGTCGCACGGGCCACCCGATACTGCGGCGACTTCGGACGAGACGCCCATGATGGCGTCGGTTGCGGCTGCGGCGTGAACGACGCCGTAGTCGTTCGCTCCCGGCTTGACGATCGTGAACGCCGGGACTGCCGCTTCGGCGTTGTACGTTTTGATGAGTCCTGGGTTTCCCATTGGGCTAGCTCTCCTTGCTGGTGACGTGCGCAACTGCCTGAGCAGCTGACACTTTGTTGCCGAGCTTGGCCTGTTCGGCTACATACGTCTGCGCTTTCTGAGCGAGGACGTGTGGATCGATTCCCTTCTGTTCGTCCTTCGGTGGTTCGGGCGCGAGTGCATTCGGCGCCGCCTTCGATGCGTCTTCCTGCAGGTCCGTCAGACGCTTGGCACCGTTCGCGCGCTCCGCATTGACGACAGCGATCGCGGCCTCTGGGCCGGTGGTCTTCCCGTCGAACGCGAGCGATTGCACGAGCGCCTTATGCCCGGGTAATTTCTGCGCGAGCACGGACTGGATCCGCTCACGCTCCTTCGTTGCACCTTCCACGCGGTACGTGTCAGCCTTGGCCTCGAATTCGGCCTGTGCTTTCGCAATCGCCTCTTCGATGTATGGCTTCGCGTCTTCTGCGGAGATTGTGACAGTGGCGTCCTTTGCCATTTCGGTTTCCTCGGTAGTTGGATTCGGCCCATCGGCAGCACCGGCCGCTTGGGTTGTGACGTTTCTTCCGCCGGCGGCCGCGCGAGACACCGCTCCGCGTCCTCCGGGTGATGCGGGC